ATGGTGCAGAATCCTCAAATTGTATTTGCATCTATCATGGCTAAAAAAGACCGCACTTCTAAAAAACAAGATCGTACTGCATTAGAAACCCAGCAAACCGCAGAAGTATCTTGGCTGTCAAATCAGTGGCAAGAGCATCCAGTTGTTGGGATGACACCATATCGATTACATCAATTACTGACAGAGGCTGAGCAAGGCAATTTGCAGGCTCAGGCTGATCTGTTTTGTGATATGGAAGAGCGCGACGGTCATATCTTTTCCGAGATGGATAAACGCAAAAAAGGTGTAAACAAACTTGCATGGGGCGTTAAACCACCTAAAAATGCCAGTACACAAGAAAAGAAAATTGCTGAAGAAGTCCAAGAGTGGATTGATGATATTAAAAACTTTGAGATGTTCTTGTTCAATGCGATGGATGCTGTTGGACATGGTTATTCATGCCAAGAGATTCAATGGAAACGATTAGGTAATTTGTGGCTTCCAGATAGCTTTGAACATGTAGTCCCTCGAAACTTCATGACCCCCCATAACCAATTGAACTGTTTGCGTTTAAATGATGGTTCCCCAGATGGTGCCGAGTTCTGGGACTTTGGCTGGTTTAATCATTTACACCAAGCTAAAACAGGTTACATCAGTCGTTCAGGCTTATACCGGGTATTAGCATTTCCATTTGTTTTTAAAAATTATGCTGTTCGCGATGTGATGGAATTTTTAGAAATTTATGGCATGCCGATCCGTATAGGTAAATATCCTTCTGGTGCGACCAAAGAAGAAAAAATGACTCTTCAGCGTGCGGTTATGCTAATTGGACGCAATGCTGGTGGGACTATTCCCAATGGGATGAGCATTGATTTTGAATCAGCTGCTGATGGTGATACTGCTAACCATATGAATATGATCAAGTATTTTGAGCAGATTCAATCAAAAGTTATTGTTGGCGGCACTTTGATTTCACAAGCGGATGGCAAATCATCTACAAATGCACAGTCAAAGACGCATGAAATTCAATTTGAAGCATTGATAAAGTCTGACGCCAAACAGTTAGCACGTTCAATTACTGACAATCTCATTGATTATTTGATGCGATTGAACTACCCCAATATTCATAAAGATCGTTATCCGGAGTTTTACTTTGATACCAGCGATGTTGAAGACATGGAGGTATTTAGTAATTCTCTTGAGAAGCTGGTTGGTGTTGGTATGAAGATACCTTTGTCATGGGCGCATGAGAAATTAGGTATTCCACAGCCTGCTAATGATAAAGAGCCTGTACTTGGGATTGTGCAGCAGCCAAGTCAAATACCTAACCTAGCGTTGAATACTTTCCAGCCAAATTTACTAAACAATTTGATTGCTGCCAACTCTGCTCAATTGCCTGTTGAAGAGCAAGCATTGCAATTGTTGTTAAAAGAACAATCTGAAACTGCCCAAACAACGGCTGAAGACTGGACCAAGCAATTATTGGCAAAGATTAATGCTGGCAATGAAGAGGAAGTTTTAGCACTCCTTCAGGATGTTTACCCGGGTGATGATGAACCAGCTCTACAAGAAAAATTAACACGTTTAATTTTTGCAGCTGAAGTTATGGGTCACTTAAGTATTCAAGCGGAGCAAAACTAATGCCTAGCGCTCAACGGCCTGAGCTTAATGCTCTGTTTACCTTGCCGCCTGAAGATGCCATTTCTTATCTTGAGAAAAAAGGTTTTAAGATTGGTTGGGATTGGCATGAAACCCTTGATAATGCACATAGCAAAGCATTTACAGTGGCAAAAATTGCCCGCATGGATTTGCTTCAGGATATCCGTCAATCCTTGATTACTGCAATGCAGAAAGGACAAACACTGGAGCAATGGAAAGCCAATATTACGCCAACCCTTCAGGAAAAAGGTTGGTGGGGAAAAAAAACCGTCATTAATCCAGAGGGTCGAGAACAAGAAGTTCAACTGGGCAGCCCGCGTCGGTTACGTACGATCTACGATACAAATATGCAGTCCGCTTTTGCAGCTGGACGGTACAAAGCAATGCTTGCAAGTGCTGAAGCACGGCCATACTGGGAATGGCGTCATATTACGATTAGCAATCCTCGTAAGCAGCATGTGGCCCTAAATGGTCGATTATTCCGTTTTGATGACCCGTTTTGGAATGTTGCTTATCCCCCAAGTGAGTGGGGTTGTAAATGCCGGGTGATTGCACGTTCTGCCCGTGAGGTTGAAGGTAAAGAAATATTATCAGGTGAAGGAAATGAATCTCACATATATGAACGTGTGGGCGTGGATCGCAATACTGGAGCCGATGTTATTGTTAAGCGCACTCAGTTTGATATTCCAACTAAAGATGGGAAATTAACCTTTGCACCCGCTGCTGGTTTTAATGGCTCACCAGCTTCTAGCTTTTTGTTGAATGATGTAATGATTAATCGAGCGACTAACCTGATGGGAGAAGCTCGTGGACTAATTCAATCACAGAAGTTAATGACTAATCATAATCTTACAAAGGTTAATGAAAGTTTTGTGAATCATGCCCTGAAGCTTTCAAAATCTCAAAAACAGTTTAGTCCAATTGGTGTGCTTCAGTATGATTCAGTAAAATTCTTAACAGCGGTAGGTCAATCATTTGAATCTAAAATGATATGGTTGAGCGATGAAGTACTTGTTAATAAAAAATACACTGATGTATCTGTAACTGAACTGATTGCTTTGCCAGATTTAATTGCCAATGTGGAGCAAAAGCTTTGGGATAAACAAACTCAGGCTTTGTTTTATGTATTGCCACATAACGTTGTTATTGAGTTCAAAGTGGTATCTGGACATTTGCAAGTATCTCGTATCTTCAAAAATATGCCTTCAAATGATTTTGAGGTGATTGAATGAGCTTTATTCAAATCAAAAATGATGCTCTGGTTTCTCGTTTAGGCCAAGCAGCTGATCGTATGGGTGACACCACACCATTATCGGCAGCGATTGCAAATACATTTGCAGCTATAACTGAAGATAACTTTGATGCAGGTGGACGTCCTAAATGGGCTGGTCTGGCTCCGGATAGATCACAACCTTCTTACCTATACCAATCAGGGAATTTGCGACGTAGTATCACGACTCAATATACCCGTGACCAATCAATCATTGGCACCAATGTTCCTTACGCCCCCATTCTGCATAACGGGGGGCAAACTCGTCCGCATGTGATACGTCCCAGAAATAAACAGGCATTGTCATTCAATGGCAAGGTGTTTAAACAGGTCAATCACCCGGGAAGCAAGTTCCCGGCACGACCATTCTTGCCGATGGATGAGCACGGATTCTTACAAAAAGAGGCAGAAGATGCAGTGTTAGATGACGTAGATTTTTATTGGCATAGAAGCTTTGAATAAGAATAAATAAACTGGGCGGAAGTGTTTCCGCCTGATCTTTTTTATCCCCTCAATTTAATCTCATAACATCTTTTTAAAAGTAGATGTTATGCCTAAATCAATTCTTGTCGCTTCATGCTCAATTGACTTGAATGCCACATCGACTCATCTGGTACTTGTTCCTGAAGGAACATTCAATGGAGTTGATGGACGACCTTTTGATGCACCGCATTGGGTACTTACACCTGAACGTGGTGAGCAGATTGTTGCTGCATTAAATCAACGTAAGGTGGACATGGTTATTGATTATGAACATGCCACATTAAAAGCACAGGAAACTGGTGAACCAGCTCCCGCTTCAGGATGGTTAAAAGCAGCATCTTTTTCATACATCAAGGGAGTTGGCATATGTAGTACTAATTTTAAATGGCTCGATAAGGCCAAAGGCCATATTGAGAAGGAAGAATATAAGTATTTATCACCCGTTCTTTTTTATACCAAAACAGGTGAAGTCGTTGGACTTCATAGCGTTGCATTAACCAACACCCCTAATCTGGATAATCTGCCCGAGGCTCGTCTTGCTGCCTTGGCACAGGATTACTTTACCCAAAATTCCACACAGGATTCTGAAATGGAAGAGTTATTAGAACAACTGCGCTGGATGTTAAATCTGCCATTGTCTGCAACAGCAGAAGAAATTTTGGCAGAACTTAACAAGCTGTCAGCGCAAATCAAAGAAAAAACCGGTGTTGCTGTAGCTGCAAATGGTCAGCACCTTTTTGATGCCTTAGCTGCAATTGATCAGCTTAAGCTGGCTGCAAACAGTCAAGATCAAGTCGATATGACTCAATTCGTTCCGATGGCTGTTTATCAAGAAGCTGTCGCAAACGCTGGTAATGCTGAGGCGGCTCAAAAGGCAAAAGAAATTGATGACTTGATTGTGGCTGCATGTAGTGATGGTCGTTTAACTGGTCAAGCAACCATTGAATGGGTGAAGGGACAGGCAAAAAACAACCCTGATTTTGTCAAAGCTCATATTGAAAGCCTGCCAAAAATCGCAGCTTTAACTCAACGTCAAACTGAGCAAGTGAATTTAGCAGCAAACCATCAGCAACAACCTGTTGTAGATGAAATTGCCACTAGCATTGCGACCCAATTAGGGCTTAACCCAGCAGATTTAGGAGCTAATCCATGACATATATGCAAAATGGAATCGTCACTGAAATGCGTGACGGTGAGTTAATCCCTGTCCCATTAAAAGCTGGTGCAGTGGTTCTGGTCGGGACATTCGCATTGGTTGATGACACGGGATTTGCTGTTGCTTCAACAGCTGCAATTGCAGCAACTCAAAAGGTTATGGGCGTTTGGGACAGCTCGGCAGATAACACTGATGGCGAATCTGGCGACGTTCAAGCCTGTGTGCGTCGAAAAAAACAATTCTTGTTCCGCAATTCAACAACTGATGCCGTTACGCAGGCTGAACTTGGTGAAGACGTTTTTGTAGAGGATAACCAAACCGTCGCTAAAACAACAGGTGCTGGTCTTCCGGTTGCTGGCAAATTTATGGGTTTTGATACGCAATTTACTGACTGCGTTTGGGTGGAGATTTAATTAATGGTTATTACTGAACAAAATGGTGCTCGTATTCTGAATGCTTTGAGCACAAGTCTTAAACTAGTATTCAAAAATGCATTTGATGCGGCTCCTAGTAACTATGCAAAAGTAGCAATGGAAGTGCCAAGTACTGGTGCATCTAACACTTATGCGTGGACGGATCGCTTTCCTGCTTTACGTAAGTGGATTGGTGATAAAGCAGTTAAAAAATTAACAGGTCATGCCTATATTCTGGTCAATGAAGATTATGAAGCTACTGTTGAAGTAGATCGTAATGATATTGAAGACGATAACTTGGGTATGTACACCATCGAAACTCAAGCTGCTGGTCAATCAGCTAAAGAATGGCCTGATGATCTTGTCTTCACTGTTTTGACAAAAGGTTTTGAAGAAAAGTGTTATGACGATAAGCCTTTTTATTCTACTGATCACAAAGTCGGTGAAGGTAAAAATGCCAAAGTCTTTTCAAACAAACTTACCAAAGCATTAAGTGTATCTACACTGGCAGCTGCACAAGCAAGTCTTGGTGCTGCAATGACCATGATGCAAGAACTAAAAGATTCAGAAGGTAAGCCACTCAACTTAAAAGCAAACCTTTTAGTTGTGCCTCCAGCATTACGAGAAGTTGCTAATGCCTTGATGACTACAGATCGCCTAGAAGATGGGAAGGTAAACCCTTATAAAGGTGAATTTGAAGTTTTGGTATGTCCTTGGTTAGAAACAAAAACTGAATGGCACCTTTTAGATGCATCACGTCCAGTCAAACCAATTGTCTATCAACCCCGTAAAAAACCGAACTTTGTTGCTCAATTTGACATGAATAGTGACAGCGTCTTCATGCGTAAAAAATATCGTTACGGTGTGGAAGCTCGTGGTGTTGCTGGTTTTGGTTTATGGCAAATGGCTGTGGGTTCTACTGGTACTCAGGCATAAGGTGATTTGATATGTATGCAACGGCAGACGCGATGATCAAAAAGTTCGGTGAAAGAGAATTAATTCAACTCACTGATAATGAAGAATCTGAATATTTAGATGCTATTAATTACGACAAGTTAAATGCAGCACTGCAAGAAGCTAACTCGGAAATTGATGGTTATCTAATGGGTCGCTATAAGCTGCCGTTGCAAACTGTCCCTCCATTCCTTGAAAGCCTTGCTTGCCATATTGCACGCTATCATGCATGCACTGGTGCAATGACTGACGATGACCCGATCCGCACACGCTATGTCGATGCCATCAACAAATTGAAAGATATTTCTAAAGGTATTGTTGGTGTTGGTGGTACGCCAGCTGGTGAATCTGAGCCTGTTAAAACTTCCTCTAACAATGTGATGTTCCAAGTTGGACGTCATGATTTTGGAGGTAAAGGCTGGTGATTAATTTAAGCGTTGTCGAACAAGGTCTTAAACAAGTCATGGCTAATCAGGTCACTGCTAAAAAATGGACTTGGGTTCGTCAAATCAAAACGTATGGCGGGGAATTTGATGATGGCTTGACTGCTATTGTTAAAGGATTCCCAGCGATATGGGTGGTTTTTGAAGGTTCTGGCACCCCTAAAAAGATCAGTTATAACAAGACTCAATATCCAGTGACTTTTGTAGTACTCGTTGGTGCACGCTCTGTTCGTAATGAGGAAGCACGTCGTCAGGGTGCTGGAGGTGATATTGGTACATACGAAATGCTGCATCATGTTCATCAGCTATTGATTGGTAATGATCTTTCATCAGTTGGTGTCAAAGGGCTTGAGCCTTTGGAATTAGGCAAAACCAAAACCATTTTTAATACTAAAACTGCTAGTCAGTCGATTAGTGTGCTTTCTCAAGCATTTACTACGCAATACACAATTACTGCTTCTGATCGTGACCGTGAAGAAGCTGATGAATCTATTGGTGAAATCCATCGAATCAATGTCGATTATTTCTTTGAGCCGGGTGATGACGTTAAAGACGCTTCTGATCTGGTTGAACTGAAGGAAAATAAATAATGAGTATTCCTGCTGGTATTAAAACACCGGGCGTTTATACAGACGTCAATATCAATACCCTCCGCACAGGGCTTCCAGCTAATGAGCAAAAAGTTCTTTTTGTGACGCTAGATGTTTTGTCCGGGCAATTCACCCCAGTTGATGTTTATGACACAGCTGGAGCCGATGCTAAGTTCGGAGCCAATTCACAAGCTGGCCGAATGATTACAGCTGCTGTGAAAACCAACCGTACTGTTAATGTGCAAGCCGTAGCGCTTGCTGCTGAAGGTGTGCAAACACAAGCGGCTTTACATACCGAATCAGGTGACCCAGTGTTGGCTGAAGACGGTGCTTTGATTGAACCATAAGGAGTAATGTATGGCTCAACAAATCGTAATTGAAGTGCCTGGCACAAAGATCAGTGAACTGGAAAAAACATCTAGCGTCTCACGTGTTGATGTAACGCCAGTTGTCCAAAACAATGAAACAAAACAAGCCGAAATTGGACAAATTGCTGACTTGGTTAAGTCTGAACTTGGTTCTGCTGCATTAAAAAATGAAACAGATTTTGCAACACCAGATACTGTTTTATCAGTAGCACAAGCGAGTCAGTTGCGTGATGATGCACAGAATGAACGTATTGATAATGTTGAATATTCAGTGACTACGATTGCGAATGGTACTGATGCTTCATTCAATACTTATGCTGAGATGATTGCATATACACCACCACAAGCGAATGTTTCTGTACGTGTTAATGCAGACCCTGATACTGAAAAAAATGGAACATATACTTGGAATGGCAGTACATATACAAAAGGTTTTGATCTAAAACTGGCTGTTATTCAAGAAGCTGAAGAATTTATTTTGAATAATAAAATCGATGCGTCATTGGTATATGAAGAATTAAAAGGATTCGCACTTTTTTCTGATAGTCATTTAGTTGCCTCACCAGTAATTTCAACTTTTTTTATTGAAGTCCAAGCTGGTGACATCTTAACTGTCCAGTCAGCATTGGGTGACAGTAATACAGGAAACAAAATTGACTATGCATTTCAGCTAGATACTAATCGAAAAATGAAGTCTGTATTGTTTTCATATATATCGACTGGCTTAAATGTAATGCAAACATATTCTGTGACCGCGCAAGAGAAAGGATTTATCGCATTACGTGTCAGAACTGGAGATCCAAGTTTTAGTTATGATATTTCAAAGCAGGAAAATATCTTTGTAACGCCAACATTGCTCGAATCTGAAAAGAATGCGAACCTCGGTATCGTAGAACATGTTTCATCATTGCCGATTTATCAAAAGCAAGATTTCAGTAATAGTCAATATGAAATCGGATATGTGATTAATATTGATGGTACAAAAACAAATACATCAGATATGACGTGGAGAAATTATTATATTGATGTAAAACAAGGTGATGTTGTAGAGGTATTCGCAACAACTGGCGATGGTACAACAAACTTAGATATGTCTTTTGTAGCACAACTGAGCAAAGACAAGACCTTCTTAAATAATTTAAAATCATTTAAGACCACAGGTTATGCTTATAACATTGCTTCAGCTACAGTTGTCGCTGAAAAAGAAGGTTATATTTATATTCGTGCAAGAGTCGGTACAAAGCCTAAAATCCTAAGAACTCGTGCTAACTTCATGCAACGTTCTGATTTTGGTTTGATGCTTGAAGAAAACATTGTAACTACGACTGATCTCACAAATTACCCATATTTTGATACTAATTATATCTATGATGTCGGTGGTGTTAAAACCAGTGTGCCTATTGAATCTGGCTGGCGAAGTTACTTCTTTGAATGTGATAAGGGAGATATTTTTACATATAATGGCAGAGTCGGTTCAGGCACTGTTGGTCAACAGATGCTCTATATTGCTCAATTTGATAGTAATAGAAATTACGTTTCAACTTTAGCGACATACACATCAACTGGTAATAATGCTGCAATAGCAAATCTTGTAGGAACAGCAACACAGTCTGGTTTTGTGTATGTCCGTGCACGTACAATGACCGCTGCAAATCCAGCTTATACAATCTTTAAATCATCCAAAAATTTTGCTTCAAATTCTGATGTATCCAAGGCATTAACAAAAGTTTCTGCTATTGATATGAAGTTAAATCAGACTATTGGAATCATTAATGACACTGTTCAACTAAAAGTTGAGGAAGCATTAGACGGTAATATCGATCAAAAGATCAATGAAATTGCAGCTGAGAAAGTCACTGAAATTGCAGCAAGCACGATTGAGTCTAATGTTGCTGAGGCAATTGCTAATAGTGATGTTTCAAACATTACAAAAGTTGATGTACAGCTTGAAAAATTACCAGTCTCGACATCGAATGACCATGGTTACAACTTTGCCCCATTTACTCAAAATAATGTAGTTACTTTTGATGATTATCAATACGTTATTGTTATAGATAAGAATAGAAGCCCGATTATTTTGCAGCGTTATAAATTGGGTTCATGGAATACTTTTGATCTATCAACAATCGCTGGAAATCCATTTGCTTCACCGAATGCGGGGGACGGGCATAATAATTTTGGTGTAACAGTAACTAAAAATGGATTTATCTTGATCACTGGTAATCATCACAACAATGTATGTCGCTGTGTAATTAGCAATAATCCGCATGATATTTCTGGATGGCAACGAATTTATTATACAGATTCAACTGTTGTCACATATCCGCGATTTGTTCGTTATCCCGATGGTACAACGCAGGCTTTTTGGCGTGAAGGCCAATCAGGTGATGGTGCTTTTTTTGCATCAATTTTTGATGATGTGAATAAAGTTTTTAATGTAAAGGTCAAACTCATAGATCAGGCGAGTACAGTTGTATCCAATCCATATGAACAACGTGTTGGAGTTGCTTCAGATGGTTCACTGCATCTTTGCTGGGGATACCGTACGCAAGCATCATCAGCGAATACTAATTTTGGTATGTTTTACGCAAAATCTTCAGATAAGGGGGTGACATGGACAAGCGCAAGTGGCGCAAATTCGTATGCTTTACCACTGAATGATATCCGTTCTGAACTAATCTTTAATGCACCGGCGGGTTCAGGCTTTGTAAATCAAAATGGTGGTTGTTGTGATTTGAACTCTCGATATCACACTGTTATTACACAATATGATGGTAATGACAAAACTCAGATTTGTCATATCTGGTTTGATGGCTCGATTTGGAAAAGTGAGTTAGTAAGTGATTTTACTTTTAAGTATGACCTGTCAGGACCATTAACTACAAATCAACTATCTCGTCCACTAATTGCCGTTACACAGTTTGGGAAAATCTTTGTTCTATACCGAACTTCACATATGAATCGTCAAAATCACATTCGTTGTATTGATGTCTCAACACCAAATGCTCCTATTGATTTCTGTCTCACAAAATTCAATATGAATTTACTTGAACTAAGCTTGAACACTGACTATGCAATAAATAGTAATGAGTTGGTATTCCTATTAAGTCGAGGTGCAGGTGATGTTGAAAATGCACTCTGGAAAAACCAAAGCACTTACTTGCTTACCGCACCTTTAATGATTTAAAAGATAGGTATTAATCATGACTCTTCAAAATACCCTCGATACTATCAAACCACTCGGTCACACAATTATCGCAGTATCAGCCCCTCCAGCGGCAGGTACTGATACAACTGCATGGATCGACCATTTAACATCTGTTAGCGACTCAATTGAACAACGTCCAGCAATTTTAGTTGTACCTTTTTCTGATATTGAAGCAGCTGAAGCTTTTGCCGAGCAAGCTCCAGTAAAAACCAATTACCGTGTGATCTGCCCTTGCTATCATGGTGCAACTGGTCAAGAACCTGAAATTGCCGCAGCAATCGCAGCAGTTTTAGCTGATTCTAACGACCCGGCATTGCCATTCAATGGTGTCAACTTAGGTGGTCTTACACCTGTTGCTGATGAGTTCAAGCTTACGTTTGAACGTATGGAAGCAGCAATGAATAAAGGCGTTTGTATGATCGAAACGGGTGCAGACGGTAAACCGGAAATTGTACGTGCCATTTCGACTTATCGTATGAATCCGGATTCTGGTGAGCCTGACGATCTTATGCTTGATATTAACTGTGTATTGATTGTTGACTACACACGTAAAGTCGTGCGTCAGGACCTTAAAAAAGAACGTCGTCGTAAAAACACGGCTGCTCAACGCCGCAATATTAAATCTATTATTTCAGCCCGTTTGATTCAGCTTGAAGATGCTGAGATTCTTGAAAATGTGCGTGAAAGTCTAGATGAGATTGTTGTGACTCCGGATGCAACAGATCAGTACCGTGTTAATGTGAAAGCCCCAACTCATTTAGTACGTGGTATGCATGTCATTGGGACTACGCTTGATATCTATTGATTCACCTAGATCAGATCATACAAGACCGCTTAGTGCGGTCTTTTTTATTATTAGGCGGAAGTATTTCCGCCTGATCTTATTTAAATAGTTATTTGACAATGGGTCATCTTAAAAAAAGAGTGTTGAACAATGTCTGAAGATGCAGTTGGTGCAATCGTCATGAGCTTTAACGGGCTGGATTATGACGTTGCTCGTTTTACATCATCAATTACTACGGGCAATCGCCCAGTCCCAACAATGAACCGAAAACAACGGGTGAAGTATAAATCAAAAGGAATCACAACCTATCAGTTGACGGCCTCAGTTGTAATTCCGGATGGTAAAGATACAGTCAATTGGTTGGCTGTTGAAGATGGACGTCTTTCTGTTGAATCACCGGATGGCAAATACCGCGAAACGTTTATTGACTGTAATGTACAAACAGTGAGTAAGTCATACAACGTGGATGGTGAAACCATGCGTGACATAGAAATGTTCTGCTTAGATTATCTTGATGAGACAGTGTAAAAATGGAAAGAATTTTTGTAGATGGTAATTTGCCTGTAGCCATTGAACTTAAACAGGCAAAGAAAACAATCAAATGCACAAAATACGTGATGTCTTCATTAACCGCCCTTGAATACGTTGAAGCTCAAGCGAAGATTACTGGTCTGCAATACATTGCTATTTCAGATATTGTCGCGATGATTAAGTTAGTTGATGAGGCTGGTAATCAATATGAACCTACATATGAAGATATTGCCCAAACTTCATCGTTCAATCTCATCCATTTCAATGAGAAAAAAGCAGAACTGGAAGCAAAGGTCAAAGCCGCGAATTAATTGGGCGCGTTCAGTTAATTAGAGCATTGATGGCCATTGGTATCCCATATGCAGATGCAATTAATTTGCCTCTGCATATTGCAATGGCTTTCCTTGGTGCTACGCGGCCTTTACCTCGTCAAGTGGAATCTGCACCTTCAGAAACACCACAAGCGCCACCAAAATCGTCCGTCACAACCCATACTCAAACAAATGGGAACAGCTCTACAGTGACAAAAACATATGTGACTAGTGTTCGCAAACATTCAAAATCAAAGGGCTAAACTATGAGCGGAAGCAATTCTACTGTTTCTCTTACATTGCAGATTCGGGGTCAACAAGCTGCACAAGAGATGAAGCGCATCTCTGATCAGCAAGTTCAGGCCACGACTAAAATTAATACGCAATGGACCCAGATTGGTTCTGCTCAAGCCAAATTTGTTAATACTGCAAGAGCTGGTACACGGGAGACTTTGAATACTGCCCGTGCTGGGGATCAATTATTACGTACCAATAAGTTGCTTGAAGGTGTTCTACGTCAGCAAGGTGCCTTATTAAAACAACAGGTGGGTTCAGCTCAACAGCTGGCGAACTGGACAAAACAGGTTGAACAATCAAGCAAACGTACTCATCAATCAACCCAACAGACTATGTCACTTTGGCAGAAAGGTACTGCTGTTACAGGCGGTGCTATTGCTGGTGGCATGTACATATCTAATGCTTTACAAAAACCTCGTGATTATGATCAGCAGTTGACCTACATTGCTGCAACTGCCACTGGTGGACAAGGGATGACACCTGAAGCACGACTTGCTGCGCGTGGTCAGTTAAATGAATACATCAAAGCGGCTGTCCGAGGTGGCGGTGGAACGCGTGAAGACGCCGCTGAAGCAGCAAATGCATTAATTGCTTCAGGTAAATACGAACTTAACAATGTTGCTCCAGCATTAAATATGGCTGTAAAAACAGCATTTGCAACCAATGCGGCTGCAACTGATGCTGCTGCTCTAACAGTTCGGATGCAGGACTTTGGTGTTAATGATTTGCAACGTGGTCATGATATCGCTATGCGTGGCGGTCAATTGGGAAGCTTTGAATATAAGGACATGTCGAAATGGCTGGCACAACAAATGGCAGCAGCACGTGTTGTTGGTTACAGCGGAGAAAAAGGTTTAGTTGAACTAGTTGCAATGAACCAAGTTGCCATGAAAACAGCTGGTACTGCCGATGAAGCTGGTAACAATGTGGTCAACTTGCTCGCAAAATTATCAAGTCGTGAATTTAGCAAATCTATTAGTGATGCGGTTGTTGCACAGGCTGGAGACCCCACAAAATCTGATGGTAAGAAAAAACCAAAACAAGTATTTGACTGGGGTACTTATTCAGTTCAACAACGTGAGCAAGGCGTCTATGGTGTTGAAGCATTTGTTAAATTATTAGAGCGACAACTTGCTGGTAATGCCCAATATACAAAGCTTCAGAAACAGGCTGCGTCTTCCGATTCAGTAGCACGAAAAGCTGCTTTGGAAGATATGAGTAACATCGCTATGGGTTCAGAAATTGGTGAAATCATTGCAGATCGGCAAGCACTTATGGCTGCTTTAAGTGTTGTCTATAACAAAGACACGTTAAATGATCTAAGAAAACAACTCCCTAATGCGGCAGGTACGGTAGCAGCAGATTCAGCAATGATTCGGGGTACTCCTTGGGCAAAAGATATCGCATTTGAGCAAGAAAAATTGTTTGCTCAATCCAAAGCTTATGATGCTATTTCGGAGTCTTTAGGCGGTTTAAAAGACACAATTACTAAAAGTGCAGCAGAAAATGAAAACTTAGCTGGTGTAACTTATGGTGCAGCTGTGGCAGTTGGAGGTCTTGCATTAGCAGCTGGTGCTGCGGCTTTCACGCTCAAAACTATGGGAGGTATTAAGACTCCAGATTTGCCCTCAACCACTGGTGGTTTAGCATCTAAGGCTTCAAATGCAGCGAAAACAGCTGGTCTTGTTGGAGCAGCTTATACGGGGTATCAAATTTTTAAACCTATTGATGATGCTGGATACAGTATGGTCAGTGATCTCTTAGCAAAAGTTGGTATTGGTTCAGGAGGTGAACGTCCTGACTTTGTTCAACAAGCCATTGAGCAAAGCAAAGCCCAGCAAGCTTCAGCTGAAGAAAAAAGTAGCCAATTAATTGCGGAACAGCAGAAGCAAAATCAATTGAGTCAAGAGATGATCAATAAGATCAATACATTAATTAATGTTACCGGGCAAAACAAAACTATTAATTTTAGTGGTGGCCTATTGGGAGCGATTTCTGAAAATGCAGCAGCTGAAGAAAAACGCCATGGTGCGCCAAATGTACCTTTTTATTTGCAAAAACACTAAATTGGGCGGAAGCGTTTCCGCCTGATATAAAAGTCTGGTATTTCACATCATAACCTCACAATAGTGAGGTTATTTTTTCATGGGCTGGGATACAGATTTACAAGATGCAAGTTTTCGTGGTGTGCAGTTTGAATGCACATCCACCAAAGATACTGCGCCTAAAACTCTAGCTATCAAGCAGGCTCCATATTCAGATGAAGCTGAAATTGAAGATATGGGCAATGACCCACGAAGAATTTCAATACAAGCGGTTTTTACTGGACCTGACTATTTAACTTGGGTTAATGCTTTAGAAGCAGCATTAAGTGCGACTGGTCCGGGTGAACTCATACATCCTGTCTTTGGTGTACAGCAAGTTCAAGTTGTTAATCATGAAATTGATCATGAGGCAACAACACCTGACTTCTGTACGATGTCCATTGAGTTTATCAAGGCAAAAGCTGAAAAACGTGAGCTATTCGTACCTGTTGCTACGCCTGAGAAAATTGCTACAGCAACTATTATTGAAGCTCCAGCTTCAGCATTAGAAAGTGCATTAGAAAAACTAAAAATTGGCGACACTGATAAGTTATTTAATACAGTTAATACGATTCGCAACGGTATCGATCAGGCACGTAATTATTTAGGTGTTGCAAAACAAGCAATTGAGGATGTTTTATCACCTGCCGATTGGATTGTTGGGTTGGTTGATGACGTCACCAAGCTTGTGACCTTTGATACCAATATTTCAGCTTTATCGAAATGGCGTGATGTTGTTCATCGAGTTGAGCGTTTTGAAAACCTTTTTCAAAATGATGATACCTCTCCGGAGTTACAACGAGTTTGGCGCTCAACACTTGCTGCTAGTCAAGTGGCTATTGCACAGCAAGTTGTTGCAACTACACGTACAGAAATGGCAAACAACCAAGAAATCAGCTTTACCCCAGTTGATTTGGCTCTTGTACGAAAAAAAACACGAGAAGTACTTCAGCAAGCTATCCGTGAAGAACGAGCTATTAATACCTTTGAAAGCATCACACAAATTCAGGTCTATAAAGACGTTGCTGCCCAGATTCAGGATCAAATCCAAGAACTCATTGAAACACGTCCACCCATCACTAAAACACAAGTACCAGTGCCTTGCACCCTGCATTGGTTAGCACACTATTTATATGGTGATATGCGTCGTGCAGAAGAAATTCGTCGTTTAAACCCTGATTTGATTAACCCTGCTGCATTGCAGATCGGCATGGAGCTAACAATCTATGCTAGATAATCAGGGTAATGAAATTCGCCTAGTGATTGCTGGCCTTGAAGCTAAAGGCTGGGATCAGGTTGAAATTGACAGTCAGATTGATACACCAGCAGAAAACTGGAGCTTTACGCTATTTGAAACCGGTGGGCAAGCCTTAAATCCTGCCATTAAAGGTGGTGCAAAAGTACAAGCTTACTATGCAAATCAAATCATCTTAACAGCTGTTGCTGATCGTATTTCTGAAGCTGTAAGCCGTGATGGCTATGGCCTACAGATTTCTGGTCGTGATCTCGTTGGTCAGTTAATTGATTGTTCTGTGCCTATTTTCAATGGTCGTCAAATCACACTTGAAGAGTTGGTAGGTCGCTATGTATTAGGCGGTGACTTAGGTTCACTGTTTCAAGATGTCCGTATTCAGGATAATGCATGGCTAAAGAATAAAGTCTCTGTTGAGCCGGGTGAATCACTATGGGATTCATTGACCAAGGCAGCACAAATCACTGGACAACATGTCTGGCTTGATCCAGATGGGACTTTACAAATCGGTGACCCTTTTGCAAACCCATATCATGTGCAAACCGCATTGCGCCTGATGCGTCCTTTAAACAACAGCAATAACGTTTTAAGTCTTCAGTATGACAACGACGTTTCTAATGTCTTTAGCCATATCAAGGTTTTGAGCCAAGACGGCAACGCAAACTCAATATTATCTGAAACCACAGCTCAAACACAGTATGCCTATAACCGCTTGAAAATGGTCACTTTGGGCGATGTGGAAACTGAAGCTGAAGCAAATGCAGCATTAGAAAAAATCAAAAAAGACAATGACCTTGAAGCACACACCCTAACCGCAACGGTTTCAGGCTGGATGATCGACGGAAAGCTGTGGTCAACAGGCTGGTACATCAACTTAGAAACCAATGTTTTATCAAGAGCGACAGCCAAATGGGCTGTGTATGGTCGCACGTTTCAACTTGACCGTAAGAATGGCAAAACAACAAAACTTCTTCTGAAGCGTCAGGGCGATTGGGCAAATCCATTGGTACTGAAGGAGAAAAAATCATGATGAAAGCTGTGGCAGCCCAGATAAATAAGGCAATGAAACAAATCCGACAACCCTTGTTCGCCCTGGTGGCACGGGGTGGCTCAAAAGTATTGCAATTAAAGGGTTTTGCTGATGAAACCTTGCAAGAAGTAGAGCTTTTTCAGCAAGTCGGCTTCAACTCACACATTCCTGAAGGTGCTCGTGTTGTCGTCATCCCTTTGCATGGCAAGACTTCCCGTTCAATTGTTGTTGCAACGACTGGTGGAGCTGTGGTCGTCAACGTAGATGAAGGTGAAACTGTAGTTTATGACCAATTTGGACACAGCCTGTTGCTTAAAGAAGATGGTACGCATATCACTGCTGGTGACCTTTTTGTTGATGACGGTGATTTGCATGTGAGGAATGGTCAAGTCTTTGACCAGAAAGGCTCAATGCAGGAAATGCGCGATATTTATAACAAACACAAACACGGTAATACACCGACTCCAACTGAAGAAATGTAGGTGAATCATGGCGAATATTGATTTAAAAACGAAAGATTATGTGTTGATGAGCCTAGATGCTGCCTTCAGTAAAAATGAGGTACAAGCAATTTGTCAGAGATTAAACATCCATCGGCGTAAGTACTGGGCGAATTCTAAAATTGGCAGCCGTTTTTATACGTTGAGACGCTCAAAAGATGTTTCTCGTACTATTCAAACAGTTAAGCAATATGCTGAAGAAGCCTTAGAAGGCTTGGTGCCGAATCGGTTTTCTTCAATTTTGGTAAATGCTTATCAGACAGTTAAAAGTCAGGTGGACCTAAATATTGAAGTTACACAGCTGTCAGGTCAAAAGCAAACAATCCTTTATTTTGTTAAGGTTGGAGGCTAAACAATGGCATATCCGATCAAGACATTTGACCAATTGCGCTCTGATATCATCCAAGAAATCCAGAATTTAACTGGATTAACACTAGATGATGAAGATGATGCAGCCATTCGCGCAGATGGTGAAGCTGCTGTAGTTGAGGGCCTTTATCATCATCAAAGTTATATTCAAAAACAGCTATTTGTTGCTACAGCTGATGAGCCTTTCCTTTATATACATGCAAAACGTTTGGAATGTCCACGTAATGGAGGCTCTAAGGCTTCAGGTCGTGTCATAGCCACATCAAATACTGCTGTAACCGTACCAGCTAGCACTAAAGTCACAGATGGTAAAGGTCATTACTGGCTAACTTTATATAAAGAGACACTTACAGCAAATAAGCCCAAAGAAATCCAAGTTATTGCTGAGTTTGAAGGTGTGAGCTGGAATTTCGACGGTGAGCAGCTGCTTTGGGTAAGCCCTTTACCCGGTGTTGCCGCTCAAGTGGATGTTGTTGAAATATCTGCTGGTGTTGATGTTGAAGACGTTGAAGCTTGGCGTCAGCGTATGATGAATAAAGAGGCTTTAGGTCTTGTACGTGATCGTCAGGCAGACCTTGAACGTATTGTGAAAGATGTGCCGGGTGTTGCTGATGTATTTATTTTTCCTAAACGTCGTGGCCTTGGCTCTTTAGATGTCGCAATCACAGCAGCTGGCAATCCACCGAACTCTCCAAGCTCTGCACTTTTAGCTTTAGTACAAACGGCACTGGACGAATATGCTGGATTTTGGGGCGATGTAAGAGCCTATGCACCAACAAAAGAATATTTGAATATCACTGCTGTATTCACTGGCTCTACAAGCGAAACAGAGGTTGAAAAAGTCATTCGTGATTATGTTGGTTTACTAAAGCCGGGTGAAACTTATGTTGCTTCAACACTAGTTAGCCGAATCAAAGATTTGCAAGGTCTAACAGACATTCAACTTACACCAGCAGTAAATCAAACACCTACTTTGAGCGTATTTACTACTGGCTGGCTACGGATCGGCACACTCACGGTGACTCGTCATGACCTTTGATCAAACAGTAGAGCTTTATGCTTCAGTACTTCGCCAATTGCTACCAGCTGGCGGTTATGACACTTCACCCAAAGGTGTGGTCGCAAAAGATGTATACGCTCATGCAAAAGTACTTGCACAAGCTGATGTTGATGCAAAGCGTATTTTAACTACGTTGGAATGTATTCCTGAAGAATTGCTAAATGAGTATGAAGCAGCTCTAGGACTCCCGCTGAAATGTTCGGTCAATGCCACTAAAACAATTGAAGAGCGTCTTCAGATTATTCAATGGATTCAACAAACCAAGAATGTTCTAAACCGTGCTTATCTGGAGCAGGTTTTAGCGATGTTTGGTGTTGAACTGATTAATCTTGTGAGATTTACGCCAATGCAATGTACAGAGCCATGCGACTCACCAGTTAATACAGAAAGCCTTCGCTATAAGGTCAAATTAATTCTAAAAGCTCCCGTACAAGCAAATATGGCTTGCATCATTGAGAACTATTTACCTGCTTATGTGAGATATGACATTGTTGAGGAACAACCATGAAACGAATTGATAGTGTAAACGCACGCCCAGATGTGAACGGAGCAGGTAAAGCTGGCTTCCATGCAAATGATGATGTGCCCGGACAAGATGCAACTTATCTCACTCCAGATTTTCTCAATACCATACAAGAAGAACTAGCAAACCTACTTGAGCTTAGAGGTATTACTTTAGATCCAGAGAAACGTCGTCAACTCTTTGATGCATTGGCAGGTAAAGATGACATAAATGCTGCTGTAGATCTTATTCAAACATTGCTTGATAATGAACGTAATGCGCGTATTAAAGCCGATCAAGATCACTTAGATGCGTTAAATCCACATCCGCAATATGTAATGAGAAAGGATTTTCGACTTCTATATAGGACGTTAACCCCTGAAACAACCGTAAATCCGAAGATTTATACGGATGATCCCCAAAACTGGCAGGTTAAGCATACAGTTGAGAATATCAGCGCTCACATCATGCCGAATGGAGTTATTAAACAGACTCTAAAGGTTAGAACGGTTTACGCAGACTATAATGCTCAGGTGTATCTACCAATTGGCATGTCTAATATCCTTAGTATTTCTGCCCAATATCAAGGACAGAAAGAAAATCCAAATGGTGAAGATGACACAACTATTCGCTTATTAGATACTTATAATGAAATAGTCCCATTAGAAGACGGCTTACAGGAATGTAGAACAGTCATTAACTTCCGTTTTGACTATGTAAGTCCAAATACACCGGGTCAACGCGAACGTTTTGCTTATTTAGAAGTTACTGGTTTTGGTGCTTCAAATACTGATCTTGAGAACTTAAACAGCTATCCTTATCCGTATTACAACAACCAGAATGATTTAGACGGTCAAGTTGTTTATATTGATCAGAATCTTACTAACGTAAGCTTACTTGAACTATTCATTCAGACTTATGGCGCGCCTACAGCAGCTACACGAGCTATTTTCGTTGTTTCAGCGAACGTCACTATTATAGCTGTCACTTCAGGAAGCTGGTTAGCTGGTTCTAGTCGTCAAATCATTAACTATGGTCATATATATGGTACTGGCGGTTCTGGTGGTTACTATGATGCTGATGTAGCTATGGTAGGTGATGGTGGTACAGCTATCATTGCACAGAATGACAGTAGTTTTATTGATGTACGTAACTATGGTTTGATTGCAGGCGGTGGTGGCGGCGGCGCAGCTGGTAAATCTGAGTATTCAATTGGTGATCAAGAATACTATGCTGTTGGTGCAGGCGGTGGCGGTGTTCCGCTGGGTACTGGTGGCAGTAACATCCGTCAAACTGCACCTGAAGGAAAGACTCTTGTAAACCTTGCTGGTACAACAGCAACATTATCAGTTGTTGGCAATGGTGCAGATGGGACAGGTTTAGTAGCTGGCGACGGCGGCAACGTTGGTGAGAATGGTAAAGCCAGTGAATCAGACCTTGAAAACGGTATTGCTGGTTTAGCGGGATTCATTTACCAAGGCAATGTCACAATCACAAATATTGGTGGTGGACAGTTGAAAGGTAGAACACCTTAA